AGTCCCATGCTTTACGCGACCAATAATTAGCCGACAATTTGCTATTCTTGCCCTTTATACCACCAGAACGCGCACAATACGATGCCTTTCTACTTGGGGTATTTTTCTTGATGGACATATTAGGATCACCAAAGTTAACCTTTTTTACTTCATTGCCCTCAACAGCTAAGACTTCAAACTTCTTAGGACCACCACGGCGCGGTTTATTGATTGCCGTGAAGCCATGCCGCTTTTTTGCCGCCGCTATCTTTTCCGCTTTTGTACGCATTACATTTGTTTCTCTTCATTAGCACGGTTCTGCATCTCTAGTAAGGCTATCAAGCCGCCGGGGATAAATGCTATTGCCGCCGATAAATCTTTCAAGTTAGACAGGCGCGGGTCAAAACGCGCAAATTTGGAGCGAACCCTTGATGGGTCTAAGGTATTAATGACATCAGAAGGAACAGCCGCTTGCCTAGTTCTATCTTGAGCCATTAAATCAGTTTCACCGCGATATTGTTTAAGATTTGGGCCTCGATCAATAATGTCTTCGAAGATGACCCCCGGTAGTCGCTCATCCCTAGCCCTTGAGACAACATTGTCGGTAATAAGCGGAATATCACTGCCAATGTCATATTTCATAAATTCAAGCTCTTCGGGAAGGGCGCTTTGCGGGATGTCACTGTAAAACCTACCGCCGCCCTCTACCACAGGGAAGTCAGAGCCGCCGCGCACTAAAGCTGGATAAATAGTGCCACCATCCTTTGCAACATAACTATCTGCGACGGCAGGGCTATTAGTTAGAAACGTGCCTCTTGTGCTGTTGTCAAAGCCCGGAAAGTCAAGGTTTGAGCCATGGAAATAATCTCCAGCATAGCCCTGTTCAGAAGCCCTAGCCATCCTTGACGCCTCGTCCATAGGCAAATCCATGCCCGTTGCGCCTCTCTGATACAACTCAAGCAATTCTGCACTGTCATTAGGAGTCAGCTTACCAAGCATCTCGTTGGTAACTTCGTTGGCGCGACCAGACGCCAGTAAGTCAGCAACCTCTTGAGCTGGGGATGCAGCTTGAGTTGAAGCCACCTTCGGCCTCACAAGCATCTTTCTTGCGCCAGCCTTTATGCCCTTTGCAGCCGCATCACCAATGCCAGGAATCAAACCGATAACCGCAGCGCCGCCCATAGCGCCGATAAGCGGCCAGTTTGGATTGTCGGATGTCACCATATCCCACAGCTCTTTTGCAGCCATCGAGTCTCCAAGAATAGGGGTCATTTCAGCTACAAATTTAACAGCATCTCGCACCGCAACTTCAGGCAGATTGACGGCAAGCCTTTTACCCTCTGCTTCCCAGCCAGAAGCATTTGCAGGGTCCAACATATTCATTAAGTTTGGCTTAGAGTTTGTGTTACTAAGCTCAGAAAATATATCAGCCAATATTTAAGCCTTTGCTAAACACTTGCCAGCCATTGCGCATTTACCGGGTGTTGGACAACCTTTGCATGGCTTAAAAGATGCTGCTGAAGAATACTTACCAGTCTTCATTTCTTTCTTCCGCCTTTTTTCTTACCAATACCTTTTTTACCGTAGCCCATTACGCTTTCCTTTTTACTGGTTTTTTCTTAGATTTCTTTGCGTCCGTCTTAATGACTTTTAAATTTGACCACGCATTGGGGTATGGATCACCCCGGCGCTCCGACATAGCCCTTGCTCTTGCAATTTGTGCTTTTGTCATCTTTGCCATAACCAAACCTCAGAAAGTTAATAGCAACCTATCACATTATGCTATTCCACGCAATCCGCGCTTGATTGGTGCGCCCCATTCGACTTCAGGTTTATAACCAACAGCCAAATATCTAAACGCATCTGCACCATGTGAAGTCCAATCGTGCAAAGGTCTACCGCGCCAAGACTTCATGCGCTCGTCAAACTCACGCCGATATTGCAAAAGCGCCTCGATGCCTCGATCACATTTTTCTTCATCAAACCAGCAACGGTTCAACATAGAACGAGCGGCTTGTATGCCATCCTCGATGCCCAGCCGTGGCGCAATATCTACGTTTTTAATGCCCAGCGCGTCCAAAGTTTCTAAACGGCTTTTACCTGTGCCAAGCTCTTTCACGCGAACATCGTGGGGCAATATGTGCCGATCATAATGGTATCCACGCTCACTTAAAGCCTTAGCGTAATGGTCTAAGCCAACGCCGCTGCTTTCATAATAATCAATTAAGCGGATTTCTTTGCCGACATATTGAGCAAACCAAATGGCAGTGCTGTCGCCAATACCCAAGTCCCAAGCGGTTATTACACCAACGCCAGGATCATACGGAACTTTTGATACACGCTTTTCCTCTTTGGCTTTTTTCATTTCCATAGCATAATATGCGCCTTGGATCGCCGCCTCAAAAGAACAAAGAAACTCTTGAGCATACCGATCTTCACCCATAGTGCGCTTGGCTTCGGATAGCTCTTCGTCATCCAATATTCCTGTTTCGTCGGCCTTATACATCGCGCAGAACCAAGCAGGATCAGATTGTGCGTGGTGGTATATATCCCAGAAATCGTTTTTACCTTTGGGCGTTCCGATAAATGTGGCGCGGCCCTTACGATCAGCAAGGCTGGGGCGAATAACAACAGGCCAAGCATTAGCCGGGAAGTCAGCGGGTTCATCAAGCACAACGCTGTCAAAATACAGCCCACGCATAGCATCGTAGTTATCAGCGCCGAATAAACGTATGCGGGAACCATTAGGGAAATCCACACGCAATTCACTGGCGTTAGAAACTGCGCCTTCAATGTCCTTGGTGTATTCCAGCAAATAATCCCAAGCGATAGCTTTGGCCTGTCTGTAATATGGGGCAATGTAAGCAACGCGAACATTCTTGCGCGGTATTGTTAGCGCATCCCGTATAAGGTCATTGATAGCCGCAACCGTTTTACCAAAGCGCCTGTGAGCCACGATCACCGCCCAACGCTGCTTTCGGGCATGATACGGCTTTAAATGCTTTCTGGGGCGGTAATTAATCGTCCTCGTCGCCATCATCTAACCACTTATAAGCCAAGACGTGTTCTCCGTCATTACCAGCGCCCTCAAGCCTTTGCGTTTCTTTCCATCCAGCTTGGGTTTTTAAATAGAATATTTGCGCACCTAAATCACCAGACCTGGCTTTCTGAATTAAATTTTGCGCAACAAAACCAACGGCTTTTGCTTTACCCTTTTTATACTGTGCAGAAACTTCCTCATCTCGCTCCATAATATCATAGAAAACGCGGCGACTTATACCGAAGTAATCCGCAATTTGTTCTACGTTTAAAACAGCGGCTAGGGTTTCAAGCTCGCTTCTTTGTTCGTCGGTAAGCACTATTAATGGTCTTCCACCTTTGTTTTTCTCTGTCATATTACAACCTATTGAAAACCCTTCTTAAAAGATAAGACCGGGCAAGTGATATTGCAGTAAAGGCAAGCGATATAGACAAAGCGTCTGTTGTTGTTACGCTGTACCCATGCAGTGGCAGTATGACGTAGGTTGCTGCCGTTGCGATTATATAACCGATAAGCACGTTTGTTGTCGCTTCTACCAGTGACATACTCTTAGATTGTTTTTGCGGCACTGACGGGGCTTCCTTGAGGCTCTGCATCATTACAGTTTACCTCACCCACCAGTGCCGCGAGACTCTTGCATTTCTGCAAAGGTCTGTTCGCTTTGTTCATTTACCGCTGACTTGCCTGTGAACTCTTGCCAGCGTTTGATGATGACGTCGCAGTATTTGGGGTCGAGTTCCATCAGGCGCGCCATGCGCCCGTGCTTTTCACAGGCAATCGCAGTGGTCCCAGACCCAGCAAAGCTGTCTAAAACTTTATCACTTCCCTTTGTATTATTAAGCATTTGGTATTCAAACAATTCAACAGGCTTCATAGTTGGATGTTCTTTATTTTTTGATGGCCGATCAAATTCTAATATTGTTGTTTGCTTTCGATCCGTAGCCCAAAGATGCCCAGCTCCCCCCTTCCATCCATAAAGGCATGGTTCGTGCTTCCAGTGATAATCCTGACGCCCCATAACCATCGTTTGCTTTTTCCAAATTAAACATTGCCGAACTTGCCATCCAGAATCATGAGCCGCGCCCCTGAAATTGTAACCTTCGGAGTCAGCATGCCATATATAAAAAACAGCACCAGCTTTCATTACAGCGTCTGCCGCCGTGTAACTTTCAGTTAAAAACTGACGAAAGCCCTCGTCAGACATTTCATCGTTTTGAATAGTTAAGGCGTCTTTAGTTTTTCCCTCATAAGCCACATTATAGGGTGGATCGGTCAGCCACATATCGACAAGTTCCTTTTGGCACAGAACATCAAGAGCATCTATACTGGTGCTATCACCGCACATAAGTCGGTGCTTACCCATAATCCACACATCACCTTCGACCGTAACAGGAACCTCCGGCACTTCTGGCACAGCGTCCTCGTCTGTTAATCCTTCGGTTTCAGGCTCATTCAGGATGCTGGCAAGCTCGTCAGGGTCAAATCCAATAAGGTCTAAATTAAAATCAAGTTCTTTTAACTCGCCAAATTCTACGGCAAGCATATCGTTGTCCCACCCAGCGTTTAGCGCCAGCTTGTTATCGGCAATGACATAGGCTTTCTTCTGTGCGTCCGACCACCCAACAGCGGTAATACACGGAACATCTTTCAAACCAAGCTTTTGAGCAGCGAGAAGTCTGCCATGCCCAGCAATAATTTCGCCATCGATGTCGATCAATATAGGATTGGTAAAACCCCACTCATTGATGCTGGCGGCTATCTGCGCCACCTGTTCATCGCTGTGTGTTCTACTATTTCGCGCATAAGGTATAATGCTCCCTATGCTTCTGCGTTCCACTTTATCTGCTGGCCAGTTTTGTTCGTTCATCGTTTACGTCCTTTTCAGGGTGCGCTAATAAAAAGACAGAGGGAAGTTTTGGGAGGATTTCCCTCTGTCATAGGTGGCGGTCAACAACAGGACAAGTTGACCAGAGCAGACTGTCTGGAGAACAGTATCTGCATTTAAGCATAGACTTGCTCATTTTGCAACCTTGCCGCTTTTTTGTACCGATTAAGATCAGCCTCAGTAATCATACCAGTCGCCAGCATTGATTGCGCCCGTTTACCACTTAACCATGTTTCACAAACAGGATGACCGCCTTGAATGCGCTTTGCGTTAATTGTAACCGGGTTTAAAAGCCATTCGCTTTCACTGCTTTGATTTGCAAAAACAGGCTTGGCTTTTCGTATTTGCTGCGCCGCTTTCGATAGCTCTTTTGCCGTGGGCCATGTTCGAGTTTCTAAGTTACCCAAAACCGCCTCTTCAAATTCACCAAACCATTCAGTCAAACCTTGGCTTGGAGCTACTTTGTTTATGCACTTGGCAAGGAACGTGGCTTCATCCTTAATTGCTTGTGCTTGGCCTGTCAGCGCCCGTGGTGGGTTAAGGCGGCTAAGAAGTTTAAGTGTTAGTTCCTGT